TTCCCAAGGACCGCCCCCAGCACACCACGAGGACCAGTCGCAGCAGGCGTACCGCCAGCAGCGACCTTTTTCACATAATCTGCGCCAACGCCACCCTCATTGCGCAACGAATTGACCAAAGCGTCGTACAAATCACCCTGAGCGGTTTCTTGCTTTGTCGGAAACTGCGACTTTGGCGCAGCAAGACCTTTCGTGGAAGATGCCGCCAGTTTCTTCAGCAGGTCATCAAATGTTTGATTTGCTGGAACTGCCATCAGCCACCGGCAGCATAAATAAACTGCGCCCTCTTCATCAAATCAACCATCGCAGGCGTATACCCAGCAGCCTCAGCCTGCTTAGCGATACCTTCCGCCACCAGTGACTTCACCAGCGCATCAGACTCACCTTTTCGCACCAACGCCGCACGCTCTTTATTCACCTCTGGCGAAGACAACTTCTGTGACCGAGCAACAAGGTTCTTGGCAATATCCGCAAACCTGCGGTCTTCCGCGCTCGGAACATCCCTAGCCCGCATATCTCCACCAAAAACACCACGCCCAAGAGAACGAACTGCCTCAATCCCAGACATCGGTCCACTGGTTTTATCAATCCGTTGCTGTGTCTGCTCAACATACTTCTTTGCAGACTTAACCTTCTTTGTGCTCGGAGCACGCAACTCCTGTAAACGAGCCTGCCGTTTTTCCTCATCTGAAGCGAACCGAGCAAAAATATCTGGAGCCAACTCTTCGGGCGAGAACCGCAAATCAGGCGAACGCATACCAGCCTGACTAAACATGTCCTTTGCGCCAGCAACCTGAGCCTTAGCCTTGTTCGCCAAAATGTTGTCATTTTGGCTTTGTACCTTGTCGGCAAAAGCCATCAACTCTTGAACGGTTGCGTCGGCGTCAAGAGTTGGGTCAGACAACGCCATTTGCGCAACCTCTTCACGTATGCTTCGCTTCACATCCCAAACGGGCACATTTTTGGCAACAATTTCGGTCATGATTCTGCGCCGAATGTCTCCTTCTGGCAGATTGCTGGCACGCAAAATGTCTGGTCCTAAATCGAGCATCATCGCAGAATCATCCTGCGCTGCGCCGGTTGGTCCATAGTACGTTCCGCTCAAAAACCCGATTTCTGGAGAGAACAAACGATTCAAACCAGTTTGGGTTGGTTGTTTTTGCGAAGCGGTCAACGCCGCAACGAGAGCCATAAAGTCGTACGGGTTCATAGCCCCGCCAACAGGAGAAACGTCTTCGTCAGCCATCTCTACCCAAAGAGCCTTTTGCTACTTCTTTTTCTTCGTTTTCTTTGGTTCCTGTGGTCGCGCCATCTGCTCAGCAATAACACGCAAATAGTCGGGCGTACCGCCCTTGACACCCGGCGAACCAATCTGTGTGACAGCAGGCGCAGCAACCGCTGGGGTAGCCGCTGGCGTCGCTGCTGGAGTCGCTGCTGGAGTCGCTGCTGCAGCCGCCGCTGGAACTGGCACCTGTCCACCCGCAGCCACAATCGCATCCTCAATGCTTTGACGACGAGCAATAGCAGCAGCCTCCTGCTCAAGACGAGCCTGAGCCAACTGAGCCTGAATCGCAGACAAAGCATCAGCCTGCGCACGCGAAGCCTGCGCACGCAAACCAGCCTGCTGACCAGCAAGCAACTCACCAGCCAAACGTTGCGCCATCTGCGACTCAGCCAACCTAGACAAATCAGACTGCTGAGCCGAAGCACCCAACACATCCAACAAATTCTGGAAACCAGCAGCACCCTGCTGCGCTGCAGCCTGTTCGGCAGCAACCTGTGCACGCACAGGGTCAGCCGACACACCATACGCAGACAGAATCTGTTCCATCGCATCAGGTGCCGCACCAGCGGACACCTGAACATTCGCATACGGATTGTTGGGGTTCTGACGCAGAAACTGATTCAACGCATCAAAGCCAGCACCAGTGGTTTGTTGCGCCTGACCGTAACCAGCAGCGATATTTGCTAAAGCATCGTTATATGCTTTGTTCACCTCTTCGGTTTGACGCCCACCCTCGGTGCCAATCATCCCAAGCAAAGTGTCCATCCCGCTGCGATACCCTCCACCAGAAAGCATGTTCTGATAAGCCTGCAAAGTTCGTTTAGCACGCGCAGCCTCAGCGGCATCCTGCTGTTGCTCATACTGAAACTTGCGTGCCGAAAGAATGTCAGACGCGCTAGAACCCAAACCAGCAGCATACTTCATCTTGTCGAACTCAAACTTTTCGCGAGCCAATTTGTCAGATTCGCTCATTTGATTTCCACCAGAAATCAAACCAGCCAAAGTAGCCATATTATTTTGCCATTGCGGAAGTTGTTGACCCCATGAAGAAGCATTCAAAATCTTGTCAGCCTCCTCCTGAGGACTTAGGGGTGCCGTTGTACGACGTGTCGTGAAACCACTTCTGCCAACATTTCCCCTACCGTAAAGTGACTGTTCGTAGGGGTTGTCTGTGTTCTGTCCGTAAACGGTGACTCCACGTGGTGCCATTATGCTGCTCCTGCTCTAAACGCAAACAACTGCCTCGCAGCGTCCGCTATCTCTCTTGCTTTCTCAGCCTCCAAATCCCCAAGCGCAGCACGATACTGCTGCAACAAACGGGCATCCTCCAAATCAAACCCCCTCATCTGCTCAGCCTGACCCAAATCAAACTCCGACAACCCACGTGCACGCTCAGAACCAAACTCCTGCATCGCACGGCTAAACAAGCCGCTACGAACCGCAGGCGACACAAGATTCCGCTGCGAATACGCACGCACAAGTTGCGGCTGAGCAGTCTCATACTGACGCAACGCCTGCATCCGCTGGCGTGCGCCACGCTGCTGAGCAAGGGTGCGCGAATACTGATTCGCCGCAGCCGTAGCAGCATAATTTTCCGAATAGCCGCGACGGCGAGCCTCGTAAACACTAGGGTCGTACGCCATAAGACCCCGCACTCAACCCAGCCACCAAACGCTTCAAATCCTCAACATCGCGACGCATCTCCGCCAACTCCTTTGACAGCGACATAAAAATCTGCTGCAAACGTGCAGCATCATCCGTCGTCAACGTGTTGATAATCGGTGAAGACCAAGGATTTCTCACGAAAACACCTGCATTCCCAAAACAATCTGGTCCGAATCCCCATTGCCACCACCAACACCGGGAGCCAACTTCTGTGCAGTCACAGCACCGTCAGCAATCTTGGTTGTTTCAACCGCACCAGTCGCAATCTTTGCTGCTGTAATTGCACCAGCATCAATGTTTGTGCCAGTCGCCAAACCATCCACAAAGTTCTTCACACCCGTGAAGTTGCTGTTCATCTCCGAAGCCTCGATAACCGTGCCCGAAGTGAAGACGTAAGAAATAGACAGAGGCATCAGCCACTCACCTTTCTGTTGTTGTACTTATAGGTAATTGAATCAATCCCCCAGTTGCCGTTCGAGGGACCAGTGAACAACAGTTGCACACTCCGAGCCAAACCCAGATTGCGACCAGATTTTACACTCACACCCTCAGACGACGTACCCCACACACCAGTGCCCCACAAATCGATTCCCCAATACGCACCCACACCAGTACCAGAAAGCGTCACATTGAACTGTTTACGTTCGTTACCAGAAGCCTCCTCATAGTTTTGATACACCTTCACATTCACAATCCGCTGCGTATCAACTTGCTTGAACACGATGTCCGGGCGGCGAAACATCTTCTTCTGCGCATACGTATTCCCATCAACCCACCCAGTGCGATAGTAGGAATTGAATGACGTCGCAGTACCGTTGATGTTGTCCTGCTCTTCTTCGTACAAATCAACCTTCAAGATGTACGCTTGCGTCGGATGGCAAGCAACACGGTAGTTGACGTTGTTGTCATCGGTCCAGTCACAACCACCAATCAGCCCGTAACCGTCATGGCTGGCAAACTGCATGTACGCGCCACGCTGACCAATTGAAGGGTCAAACACATAGTTGCGAGTCGGCTTAGTCACCACATTGTCCGGGTCGTACGGCAAAGCAATCCACGCGCGACGACCAATCCACGACACCGAATACGGCTCGGTAGAAGCAGTGGACAAAAGCCGCTCGTCCACCAATGGACGCAGCGGCTCAAACACATCAACAATCTTCGTACCATCGTAAAAGAACACACCCTCAGGATTCGAATAGAAATACACACCATCTTCTGCCTGCGCCACACTGTGATGGTTGCTAGCGCCAAGGTTCGTGGACAACTCAACAACTTGGAAGTTGTCCGAGGAGTTGCCGACCAGCAGATAGATGCCGTTAGGTTTGAAAACAACAAGTTGACCAGCAACGATTGCCATCGCGCGAATACCAAGACCGCCGCCATTGAAATCGATGTAGTCGTCAGACATCCAGTCACCCGGCAAACCCTCATGCGACCAACGCAACCTGTTCGGATGCGCCACACCGTTCTCGTACGTGTTTGCAACGAACAGTTTGTTCGTATGCGTAATCACATGTTCGGCACGCGGCATAAAGCCACCAATCGGGTTGTTGTATGGCTGCCATGTCGGACCATTCGCAGACAACGCAGTCGCATACGTGTCAGTGGTCTTCCAACTGTAACCAACCTTGCCAGATGCAGCACCAGTAGCCATGTACAGCGTGTCACCCCACGCATACATACACACACCATGCGTTGCCGTAGCAGCAGTTACAGGATTACCAGCCGAATATTCCAAACGAGTAAAGTTCGCACCAGACGACCAGAACACGTGAGTGTTGCTGGTCAACATCAGGCGAGACGAATTACCGTAAAACGCATACAAACGTTGCGGGTTCCACGTACCGTTCACAGCAGTCGTATTCAACCTGTGCATACCGCCACGACTGAACACCCCACCACGAGGGTCAATCTCCACATTCAACATGTCAGGCGACTCATTCTTCGCCAACTGAAACTGGTCAGCGCGAAGGTTCAACCCACCAGTGAAATCGTCGTAGCGGTCCGTCAACAGTCTGCTCATGACCCAAGCGTCGCCCCCAGAGTCTGCAACCATCTACGCATCGTCGGATACTTCTTGCCACCAGACAGAAGCAGCGGTCGATGCGAACGAGCCTTCATCAAATCACGGCGAGCCATCGCCACACCCTCTTCAAACGAACGCTGATACATCATCGCCATCTCGTTATCCTCTTGACGCTGATACACGCGCGCAAGCGCGTAATACGCCAACAAGATGTGAAACCAGTTATCAGCATCAATTTCGGTAGCCGTATTCGACAACCATGTGTACGACGGGTTGCGGTAAGCGCGGACAGTCAGGGGATACACACCATCAGGCTTCGGATACAGATGAATCTGCCCATCCCACACAGCCCAAAAGTACGGTCGGCTCGCAACATCCGTGTTGCCGAGCCACACCTCTTCAGCGTCATCGTAAGCAATCTCAGTGAAACGGTTACCCGATGCCGTGGTCTCCACAATTGAGATGATTTCGCGTATGTCACCAATCGCAGAAATCGTGTACGGGCGCTGATTAGCGACCGTGTTCAATGTGTACGTTTCTTGATAAAACGGCCATCGGCGTTCCAAAGCAACGATGCGCTGGAACGCTTCCTTCACGAAGGTGTCCAGCAGACTGTTCGGCAGGTCCACCGTGTCCAAGTCAGAAATGTCGCGCACCATCGTGCGCACGTCAGCAAGATTCATTCAACATCACCGCCTTTGGCAGCCTTACGCAGATGCCCAATGCAGTACTGCGTGCCCTTTGCTTTCGGACCTTCGCAGGTGTCGCCATCCGCTATGCAGCGGTTGCGACCCGTGTATTCACCCCCACCAGCCTGTAGTCGTGCGCCAGCGAGGCTTTGTGCAGCCTGTCGGTAGGCGTTGACGGGTTGCCCGTACATTGCGTGTGCTGGTTGAGAACCTTTCATCACCTTTAGACCCGCCTGTTACTTGCCGCGTGCGAGGAATCCTCCACCGCCACCACGTCCACCTTGTCCGCGTCCAAGACCCGGTGCACCGCCACCACCAGTCAAACGGCCATAACGAGATGGGGGATTTGTCATGTTTTTTATTTCCCGAGCCATTGCGGCGCGCCCTTCTTTGCCAACGTATTTGTTTTTCATTGCCTTCGCCAAATATTTACCCATTTGAGAACCAGACTTTGGAAGACGACTAGCATCCTTGACCCTAAACGATTCACCCTTTTCACGGAATGGACGTGGTTCCGCGTTCTTTCCAGTTGTAATTTTGTTTTTCATCGCCAATTGAGCAGAGGTTTTACGGTAATCCCGAACAACTTCTTTTCGGTTGAGATTTGGGCGTTCTTTCATGGTCGCATTTACTGCGGTCTTCATGTTGTAGTTGTAAAGTTTTACTTTATTTCTTGCCGTTTTTGCGGCAAGTGCACCAGCGCCACCCGCAGCAGCAATTGCCAAATCACGCTTACGTGAATTACGCTTACTTTCTGCCTTGTTGGCGTCACGCTTGCGCTTGTCTTCGGTGCGGTCAGCGCGACTTGTTGAAACGTACTTCTTTGCCATAATTACTCCTTAGAAAAAGCCCCCACCCCACGGAAGGGAGGTGGACATGAGGTGGGGACCAACAAACTAACGGTTCTTTCCCTTTCGGTAATTCTTGTTTGTGGGACGAGGATTCTTTGCAACCACAATTGCACGCTTTTTGGGACCGTAATCCAACCAGCGAGCCTCAGCGGCACTCATGCCACGTGTACGTTCCTGCTTGCTGTTACCCAAGCCACCAGAACGTCGTTCTGCTGGCGACAAAGGATTGACCTTCTTGATTTTGGAATCCCTGTACGCCTCGCGGTCTTCGCCAGTTTGCTTTCTTGCAACAACAACTTTCTTGTTGCCAGTCACACCGCTACTTTTTGGCGAACCACCATTGTTCGGCGCAGAAGACTTCGGAGCCTTCGACGCACGGTAAGCAATACGAGCCTCTTTGCGAAGCCTCTTTTCACGCTTACTGCGCATGCCCGGACCGCTAGCAGTCACACCCTTGCTCGCCAGATACTTCTTTACAAACTGGCGTTGAGCCTTCGACGGACGCTTGCTGCTACCGCTTCCATTATCAAGAACTGCATATTCGTATGGCATTACCTTCTCCTTTGCTATTGCTTCGGGTGGGCGGGGGCTTCATCCCCCACCCACCCAAAACTATCCGACTCAGGCGGTCTTCGCCGTGAGTTTGCCTTGCTTGGCGCGGTTGCGACAAGTCAGGTTGCCGTAGCACATGATGAGCGCATAGCGAGCATCGAGGTTCTCTGGGCGAACGAAGTCCGTCTGAGCAAACCACTTGCCACTGTGACCGACAAGCGTCAGGTACTTGCTGTTGAGGAAGTACACGACACCAGCGGTGCAATGCACGTCGTACACAACAGGAGCAGCCTTGAACAGCAGGTTCTGGAAACCAGCATCTGCAGTCTTGGTGTCGGTGTAGCGCAGTTGCGGCTGCAACAGTGCTTCATACTTCTCAAACAGAGTTTGAGTCGTCAGAATCATGTCGGGGTGGTCATTGCCAACCGACACGCTGTTGTAGGCAGTCGCCAACTGTGCAAGCGTAAGCGCAGCAGCGGTGTTCTCTTCGTACGAGCGCCACCAGTCGTTGCCTTGACCCGCTGCCGAGTTGATACCACCAACGGTGTTACCAGACTCAACAATGTTGCCAAGACCGTTCCAGTTCTTGCCGCTGTTACCGGTTCCGTCAGCGAAGAACATCTGGTTGAAACCTTCACGCATCGACTCTTCAGCCTGCATGATTTTGGCTTCCAGCAGGTTGATGATTTCCTGCTCGCCGTTGTTCTTTGCTTCTTCGATACCGCTGATTGCGATGGACGCAGCATACTGCTTCCATTCGTACTCGGCAGCCGAAATGCCATCCTGAGCAGTCAGCGAAATCGTGTCGTAACCACTGTACGACGCGACGGTGCTGTTCTGACCGTAGATGAGCGGCTCAACGATTTTGGTACCACCGTTGAGCATACGGATACGACCCTTGTCCATGAGGAAATACGTGAACGGGCGAGCCGTAAACACGTTGTCCGTGAGTTGCGAACGGTAGTTCGCAAGGGTCGTTGAAAGTAGCGCATCAAAATTTGCGTTACCGGGCATGATTGATTACTCCTTGGTTGAAATTGTGCTAGCCCTCTAACTGCCGTTTAGCAGATTCGAAAGCATCGCGAACGGATTTGATTGGTTTAGAAGACACATCTGCACTTTTCGCTGACGCACCCTTGGACACAACAGCCGCTTCTCGTTTCGCCTCAACAATCTTCTTCGTATCCTCAGCCTGTTTGGCTTGCGCCACAGACTTAGTACGGGTCTGGTCGTAAAGACGGTCAAAAGCAATCTGTTTGTACACGGCTTCGAGATTGGTATTGCCAGTCGCTAACGCTTTGGCAACAACCTCGTTCGCATCAAAAAGTTCACCGTATCTCCGTGACAAAGACTCAATCTGATTCTCAAGTTCTCGCATCGCTTTCTCCTGTTCGAATGCTTGAACCCTAGATTCAAGTTGCCGATACTGCTTCTCTACGGGGTCCATCATCTCCAGTTCCTCTTCCGAGGGCTGCTGGCTGTTCACACCGTAATGCTGTGAAAGCAGTTCAACGGTGCCTTTCGGGTCGTTCTGCAAAGCCTCTTGCAAAGCGGCAGCGAACTGCACCTGTCTTCGTTGCTCAGCAAGTTCCTGCGTCTTGCGGGTATAGTCTGCTTGACGCTGGTAACCGTTGAGCGCCTCCGCCAACGGAACCTCGATTTCTTCGCCATCGACAGTCAATCTGACGGGCTTGTCAGCGTGTTCGTCCCAAACGAAATACTCACGCGGTTCCACAACGGGGGCTTCACCTGTCTCATTCGTTCCCTCAACTTGCCCCTCTAGGGGTGCTTCAGCAACGGTTTCAACAGTGTTTTCAATATTGCTCATAGAGTCCTCCTTCGGCGGTTGCTCTACCCCTTGTGCTGGGTGCTACATAATCTGCTGATTTGGCAACTGCGTATTCGGCAGCGGGGCACCCGCAGACAGAAGTTGAGCGAGAATCTCAGGCGGAATATTGCTCGGCATCGGCATGCCACCAGTCGGAGGAGCCTCAGCAGCACCCATACCGGGCACCATCCCCTCTGGTGGCATCATGCCTTCAGGTGGCATACCGCCAGCGGTAGGCGGCATCATGCCGCCAGCAGGCATCAGGAACCCTTCCGCCTGCTTGATGCCGAAACCGTACTGCAACACGTAGGTCGCCAGTTTGCCCATGTCCAGAATGCCAGCCCCAGCAAACGGAGCCATCGCGTCCACAATCTGCAGCGCACGCTGGCGTCGGAACGACTCGTTCATCGGGGCAGTAGACCCAGCCTCAACCTCATAGTCAAACTCGCCCTGAATGTAGTCGCGGTCAAACGTCAACCACAACGGTTGAGCCTCGGAGCCAACGATACGCACCGCCTGCTCACCGGTCATGAACTGCTGTGCAAGCATCACCAAACGGCGACCACACTCAGCAATCGAACGCTCAATGATTGCCAGTTTGTCGCTCGCGCGCGCATTCGAAGCATCCTGAACAATTGCTGCTTCTGTGGCTGTGCGACGAATCTCAGGCAACGCACCCTGCTGATATTCGCTCACACCAGACACACGGTTCATGTCCGTGGAAATCAAATCCGACTGGTTGTACAACTCTGGCGGGTTGATAACAGCAGGCATCGGAACAATCACATTGCCGATGTTGTCATCCGTGATAACGGGAACCATCACATTGTCTTCATCGGACTCCAACGCCTGACGACCATCGGTATCAAACGCAGTTTCCTTGTACAGCCATTTGCGTGAGAACCGTTTACGGTGGTTCATCATCTGTGTACGAGTCTGATTCAACTCGTGCTGCAACGGCTCAATCGCTTCCAGTTCACCCATCGGATAGAAGGTTTCTGGTACGTCATAGTTGCGAATCATCACAAACGGTTGACCGAACGCAAACGGAATCTTCTTCGGGGCGACAAGGAACTTGTCCGACCCGTCACAAAACACCGACACCGTGTCGCGGTCAATGTCGTACCACTCCCACACCTCAACATACGAATCTGCTGGGTCCTGTGAACGGCGCGGACGGTACGCATCCTGACCCCATTTGCTGTAATGGCTCGGTGCCGCCTCTTGACGTGCAGTCGAGTTGTACCGCTTGTCTTTCTTCACGTCTTCAAGTGGGCGACGAATACGTTGCGCAACCCAACGAGCATCTTCCATGCTGGTTGCATCGGGGTCAACAAACACATCAAACGGCGAAACCCGTTCAACGAACGGGCGGTCCTCTTTGACAATCAGATTTGACTCGGCAACATTCTCGTCACGAACCTCAGCCACATCATCAAACGAATCAAAGTTCTCCTCAGCAACCTTCTCTTCTTCAACATATCGATACCCGGTCTTGACCCAACCGTGACCCAAAATCAAACAATCTTTTACCGCACGACGAAACTCTTTCTGACAGTCATAGTGACGCCACCAATAGTTCAGAATCGCCTCGGTCACCACAGCCTTATCGCCATCTTCAGGGCGTTTAGCGTTCACCGTAATCTTCGGATGATTCACCGACACCGAAGGCGCCACAATGTTGATGGTAGAAAACGCCATGTTCACCAGCAACTGGTCTTCACGAGTGTCGGTACGGTGATGCTTGCCTCGATACAGGTCAATCATGCGTTGCCACAAATCGTCGTACTTCTCTTCTTTGCGCCAACGACGCGAATGCTCCAACTTATTGCGGTACCGCTTCAACAACTCGTAGTTAGAAACCCGTGCCATTATGCCTCTTTCCCTTTATGCCATCCAATATGTTCGTCAAGTTTTGATGCCACTTTGTCAACCTTGTGGGCAACATTCCGAAGCAGCACCCTGCCTTCGGCATGCTGCTCAGCGTTCTCTTTACGCAGCCTTTGCAGAAGAACAACTATCGGTCCCGAAATAACCGCAACCGCAATCGGAACCAGAATAGTCTCCACCCCATCACATCCAGTTTGTCACCGGTTCAGCGTTATAGCCGTTTATCTTGGCTTGCTCAACTGTTTGACGTTGACGCTCCCGAATCGTCGGACCGTGAAAATCCTCACGCCCATACGTGAAACCCAGACGCACACCCTTCACATGGCAACGGAAACACACCGCCCCACGGCGGGGCAATTCCTCAGCCTCAAATACGCGGGAACACTCTTCGCAAACAATCTTCTGCATCACCCTTAGCCCAAACTGCTACTTCTCACGTTATGGGACCCAATCGGCTCCCTATTTGGCTTACTTTCGCGAATAATCCTAGATTCCCACCACTGCAACGTATTTACCTTAGCCGTATCCGACGACCTGTACTCAGGAAGCCACACATACTTCAACATCTGATTCGCAATCGCCAAAGACATCACCCTGTCATCATGCGGAGAACCATGCATCTTGCCGTTCTCCTCACGCACAAACGTACGCAACTCGGCAACCGTTTCTTTGCACCCCAACCACAACACCTCATCGCGAATCGCGGCAGATAACTCGTCAATAGCCAACGGCTTGGACACACTCGTCGTACGCCACCCCAACGTCTCAGACACCGTAGGGTTGCGTTGACCCAACCTGCGTTGCCTAAACAGATTCTTGTAGCCGACACGCTGCAACCCTTTCAGGGTTGTCAAACCGTGGTTGTTGGACTCGACACCCACAAGCGCTTTGTTGTACCACCACCCAATCGCATACAATGCCTCTTCACCGAACAAGTCTGCGTCAATGTGTCCGTGCCAATGCGCAACAATCTCACCAGTTGAAGCGTTGATGACATGAGCAGAAGAATAGTCTCCATACCCCAAACCTTCAGCAACGTCAGCGCCCACAACATACACCTCGCCAAGTTGCGGAAAATCCCACACACAAAACTCGCCACCATCTTCACGAAACTCGTACACACCTCTACCGGGCATCTTATGCAGGTAACCGCGATGCGGTTCAACAACCTCAAGGCTTCGCAACACCTCCAAATCAAACACAGGGCGACCAGAACGAATAAAGGCTTCGTCGGGGTCGGACGGGTACTCTTGAGCCAACTGCCAGTCTGGAAGGTCGCGGCGTTTCGCTTCATACCATTCCTCGTCACGTTCACCCGCCGACCACGGGAAAAAGATACCGACGAACCTGTTGGTTCCTGTTTGGGAACCAACCCACAAGTCGTGGAAAATGTTGCCCTCACCATTCGCAGTGGACAAACAAATGACACGGCCACCAACGTCAGCAATCGGCTCAATAGAAGCCCACGCCTCATCAGGGTTCGGTAGAAACGCCATCTCGTCAATCACGACCCGATACACCGCTTCACCGCGCGCCGGGTCATTACCGCTCGGCAGCGACTCGACAGATGACTCGTTGGAAAACACCATCTTCAACTGGTTATCAACCAACACATCTGGTCCACGAACTTTCATCCACTGTGGCAACATCTTGTAGCCGTATTTTGTTTTCTGCAACAGTTTTGATGCCTCACGTTCTGTGCGCGACAACATGACCACGAAACGGTCAGACCAGAAGAATGTTTCCCAAAACACGAACGCTGCAGCCAGAGTAGAAAACCCAATCTGGCGTGCTTTCAACACAATCGTATAACGATGCTCCATCCAGTTGCGTGCGGTTTCAACTTGTGCTTCACGCAACACGAACTTGATGCGCCCCCGTTCAGGGTGGCGAATAAACCAGTAGGTTGAACAGAAGTGTTCAAATGCTTCTAAAGCGTCGTCAACGGAACCGTTTTCTGGTCCTTTGCATTTGCGCCACTCCTTCTCGTTGAGAAGGTCTCCCAAATCCATTTAGCGCCTCTTTGTTTTGCTCCTACCGAACGCTTTGTCGTTCGGATTCACCCAACGTAGAAACGGTGGAAGCACGGCAACAATCGCCGCTTTCAGTAGGTCTTGCGGGTCGAAGTTGCCGGTGGCAACAACGGCACCAACTGCTGCGAGCGCTGCTCGCGCATACGACAACAATGCTGCCTGCTGCTTTTTGTCCAGTTTCATCTTGCCTACTTTCGTGGTCATTCGGCTACTTCGGTGGCAGGTGAAACGAACGCATCATTCACCGCATCATAGAAGTCACCGATACCTGCGTACTTAGAACGAAACCCTGCCGAATAACTTGTCTGCTTCCATTCGCCTGCGAGACCTAACGAAGCGATAAACGCCTGACCGATAGGTTCGCTCTCAGGGAAGTTACCGCCGCCGCAGTCATCGTTGCTCACGACGATTACCTGTGCGACGGTATCGCCGTTCAGTAGTGCGAAGTGTGCCATCGTCAGACCTTGAACCTTACGAGAACGATGCCCG